TATTTCCATCATTATCTTTATAAGTACCGATCATGTTTTGAGATTGAGCATCTAAATTTAATCCTTGCTGTCTTGCTAAGTCTTGTTCGAATGCTTGGTTAGCTTGTACTAAGTTTAGATTACCACCTTTAGCAAAAGTTAATTTTCCATTAGAGTCTTTATTAATTACACCACTATTAATTAGCGTATTGATGTCTTGCATTCTTCCAAGTTTTAAAGGAAGTCCAAAAGGTGGAATCATGCCTAAAACACTTTTCAATCCTTGACCAAAACTGTCAAAACCAAATCCACTAGGAATCTCTTTACCACCTGTTAAACTCCCTAATCCTAAATTCATAAATGCGTTTTGTGTTGGACTGTTAATACTTCCTACACCTTGATAGGGTTCTTCTTCTACTTCACGACTGTTATCTAAATCAGGTACTATGGGAACACATTTTTGTAAATAAGGATCATATGTTTCACCTAGTCCACATGCATAGGGATCTGGTTCTGGTTCGTTAGGATAAATAGTATCTGTAATAGGATTAGGATATAAAGCGGTTGGATCTAATTCTCCAGCTAGCTCTTGTTGTGTTCTGATATCATACATAGGATTACGGAACATACCGGCAGAGTTAGTGTTATAAGCATAATCGGCTTTATTGTTTGCTATAATATCTTTAGCTGTTGAGCTTTGCATAAAAGGAACCATTATTTACCTCTTAAAATTTCTGATGCTAGTTTTTCATTAGCATATTGTTCATTATTTTTTTTTCTAATAATTTCGTTAGCGAGTTTTTCTTGTTTCAATTCTAATTCTTCCTCTTTAAATCTATTATCAGATTGTAATTTTTGTTGTTTAAATTGTATGTCAGCTTGATCTTTTGCTTGTTTCATTTGTAGTTCTTGTTGTGCTAGAACCATAGCTGGATCAGGTTGTCTTTGTTTTGGTTGTTTTGGAGGTTCATTTTCAGGATTATTAAAAAATTGTGTAGCATCAGCATAGCCAGCATTTTCTAAATACTTGGCAAGTGTGTTGTAAACATTTTGATTTTTAACAATACCCATTCCACCTTTACTTAGAATTTTTTCTTGTACATTTAAAACTCTTGTTAAAACTTCTAAACGTTGATCTTGTGATCCTGTTCCTAGTCCTACTTGCACTGTTGCATTATATCTGTCGTGCCATTCTCTAGGATTCATAGTAATAAATTTTCCTCTTAGACGAATAATTCTTTCTTTTTCTTGATGTGTACACGTTAACTGTAGAAGGCCCTGGAACATTCTTCTAATGCCTTCAGCAAAATTTCTAGCAATCAATTCTAGTCTTTGAGTACTAGCATTCATCATAATGTTAGCACTAGAAGCAGTTGTATGAGATTTGTTAATTTGATCAGCATTTAAACCCATGGTGGCTTTTGAAATACCACTTCTTGCTTCTCTAATATCATCAAGCTTTGCAAGCATTTGTAATGCGTCTGGAATAAAGTTAGGAGTTACTAAAGGCTTGATTGCGTCTGGACTTTTAACTCTAATAATACCACCTGGTCTTGAAACCATTACGTCATCAAGATTTGCCATAGAGTCTTGAACGATAAGTCTACCGGAATTTAGCTTATACATATTGTCAAGGCATTGTCTTATCACAGTAGTCTTTATGGCCTGTATATCACCTATTTGATCGTACATTGATAAACCAAAAAATCTGTGTGGCATAGGATTGGCTACACACATTGCGAAAGGAATAATTTCTATTTCTTCATTAGATAAAATTTTTATATTACTAGATCCATTACCGCCAACTGTAATTTTTCTTAATTCACCAATACCATCACCATCCATATCTACTTTCATGTAGCATTCAGTAACTATGACTACTGTCTGGGATGGATCTACATTAGAGTAATTAAAATCTGTTGTGTCATCATCATAAGAACGTCTTTCTTGCGATTCTGTATTATAAACATCTTCATCAGCAGCTGCTAAATCTTCGACATCATCTCTTTTAAAACCCATGTCAATGAGTTCACTTCTTGTTTTATAACATCTTTGTGCAATAAAATTACAATCATCTAAGCTAGTAGCTTTTTTAGAAACTAAAATATTTTCTGGAGCAACATTTTCAATTGCAATTCTTCCATACTCTTTTACACGCTTCACTTCTACATCATAGAGTAGCTCTTCACCTTCATTATTTTCTTCAACCTTTACAACATCTACTTCATCATCAACAAGTAACGATTGATATTCTATTTCTGTTAAATTTTTATATCTTTCTTTTTTTTGTTCTTTAGAAGTTTTCCAATAGTATTTAACAAAACCATTTTTACTAATTAAAGCATCTTTAAACATAGTATGTAGAATGCTATGGCCAGAGTTATCTTTTAAGAAAATATGATTGATAAAATCACTAGCTTGTTCAGCATATTCTACATCTTCAGGTCCTGTAGGTTGAAATCTTACAATGCTTTCACCTTGTGTAAAAACTCTCATAAGACTTGGCATAGTAGAGTCTACGAGCTCTTGTAAATCTTGCGAGACTACAGCGCTTGATCCTTCGACTTCATTACCAAGAGGTTGGCCTAAGTAATATCTTAGAGCATCTTTTCTATGTTTACTTAATTCACCAGAATAAAAGCCAAATGAATTAGCTATTTCTTGTCCTATTAAAGTTGTAAGTGTGTGTTTATTAATTTTTTTTGCCATTTTATATTATTGCCATTTTTGGATACTGAATTTTTGCTTCCCAGCTAGTAGACGATGATATTGCTGTGCACATATATCTAAAACTATCGGCTGCGTGACTTGCCCAGGAATGTTCTGGTCTATCTTTTGCTTGTCCTTTATCATTTGTTGCCCATCGATATTGTCTAAGAGCATTGAGTCCTTCTTTTGTTTTTTCATAATCAAACCAACATTTTGACATAGTCATTCTTACGGAATTTATGCCATCTAATATTGGTAATTTAGGTACAATCTGTGCCGGCATTCCCAAAGACAATGCAGTTTCATATCTAGAGACACCTGTTCCCAGCTCTCGTACCTTAGCGTCATGCGGAAGCCAGATAGTGTTATACATGTAGCCTTTTTCTTCTAAAATATTTGCGTAGTAACGAAGAGACTCACCAGAGTCTTCAAAATAATCGATAATGTGTAGAGCTGTACCTTTTTTCTGTACAAACCACATAGCTGTTTTGTCAGCCATTCCAAGATCAAGAAATACTTCTGTTTTTAATTGATCGTCATGAGGAACTTTTGTTACACGTCCTTCTTCATCAGCTTTATTTAATGAAGTTGAGTAAATAGATCCAATAGCATTGGCTTCAAAGCTTACTTCATACTCAGCTGCGAATACTTCTGGAGGCATAATCTTTCTTGCCTCTTCAAGTTCTTCAGGATCTATAATTCCTGTTTCGCTAGCTTTATAGATTTTAGCAAACCAATTTTCATTTTGTAAAGCTTGTTGGTATATGTCGTATAAAGGGCCTCCAAATCCGTTTGGAGTACCTGTAAAGATTGCGTTAGAGTTTGGCCTATCCGATAATGCTGGTCTAATGACTTCAGCAAACATGTTAGGCGGAAAATTTTGATATTCATCTAATACGATACTATCAATGTAAATTCCTCTTAATGAATTTGGACGTTCAGCACCTAGTAATTGTATTCTAGCTCCATTAGGAAAGTCTGCACGAAGTTCTGTTTCGTGATATTGCATTTCCGGTATTACGGAAGTGTAATGCTTTAAAAAATCCCAGGCTATACGCTTAGCACTGCTATAGGTTGTGCAAATAAGATAGTTTCTGGGCCTTGGTAATGGGTTTGTTAATGCACTTCTTATAAGGTGATTAACAGCTAATGTAGACTTACCAAATCTTCTATGACAACAAAGAACGTTAAATCTTTTTAAACTATTATGAACATCTAATTGATGCTGTCGTGGCTTGTAAGGTATAGTAACTTTCATTGATAGCTTTTAATAATCGCTTGACCAATGTAATAGGGTATGTGAGGTACTACTGCGTTTCCGAGTGATTTAAGTCTGTCCACCCTCTTGGGAATCCCATGAGCCACTCTACCCACTCTGGGTTCAAACTCCCACCATTCTCTACCCAACCCTTCTTGTCGCTTTTTGCTACTCTTTGTGGAAGTAGATTTCTGTGAGAATTGATTACTGCTTTCCCGCTGTCTTTGTAATCTCTCGCTGTTGGAGTCGGCCATGTCTGTCTCTCCACCACTTTTTCTATCAGAGAACCCTGTTTTCTCTCTCGACTGTTCATCAATCTTTGAGTTGCTTCTACTGTTTGAGAAGCTGTTGATGGACTCGAAGCTGGTGTCGGCCACATTGCTACTGACTCCTCTAATTTCGCTCCCAATCTCCCACGAATGTCGACTCTCTTCTTGATACTTTCTGTTTTCTCTGACATCGCTGCCGATGCTCTTGGAGTCGGCCACATCTTGACTGGGTTTGGACTCTGTGAGTCTTTTACTGCTGTTATCAAATTGATCTGATGACTCTTCTCTCTTAAATTCTTCTGACTTCTTGCTCCTCTCTGTCCATCCCAAGCGTTCGGAGTTGGCCAAGTTGGCAATCGTCCAGACTCGTTCTCTTTTGTGGTTTGCACCGATGCTAGAAGCTGAAATACTAAACGTCCTTGTGGAGTAACCTTCACTCTCCAAGTCCTCAAGTACGGAGTCGAGACCGAGTTTAATATGTCCACTAACATTCTCTCCAATAACCCATGTTGGTTTGAGTTCTTGGATAAGTCTAAAATACTCTGGCCAGAGGTGTCTCGGATC